ATGTCAAATGGAACTCTGACGTGGGCGCTCATTTCGGCCGGCCTGTTGCAATGCCTATTCTGGCAGGCTGCCCAGGCTGAAGAGACCTGCCCCAGTGCCTCAGCCAACCACTACAAGACGTCGGACTTTTCCTTGCTATTTGACTCGGTGATAACGCCAGTTCCTGGATCAACTAAATTCAAATTTGAACGCTGCGTGGCAAACAAAAACCCACAAACGCAAGTCTACGTCGATTGGGATACGATAGATTTGTCGGGGTTTGTTGGCGACTCTCCGATGTCCATAAGTATTACGTCGGAGACAGATAAATATGATGCTCTCCCGTCAAACATATATGTCGGAGCAGCTCGAAATATAGTGAAACAAGTCTATTATCGATCAAAAGAAGAAACGCCATTCTACCAAGCGAAGGTTGTTGTAGACAAATTTACAAACATAATTACTGAAATCCGAATGGCCGTTCCGAGAGATGCGGCCGACCCTGAAAAGACACTTGTGGATATCAAACTGCAATTCATAGCAGACGTAACCCCCTTGGCTGAAGGCAACTATAGGTATAATTTCACTTGGTATGATCTATCGGAGTCCGGCGGGGAACCTTTCAACTTCATATGGAAGTCGGAAACTCTGATGGCAATGACCGAAGGCGCCAATCTGATGGCACTGCGCAAAGACTCTAGATCAGCGCAATTCGCGTTCCCCCCAACTTATGGGCTAACAGTCATCGAGATTCTCGATGCACAAAACCGTCCAGTCGCATCGGCTCCCGTAGCAATATTTCATCCCTCGAACTTCCGATCATGACCTCTCTCTGACCCACGATTACCGGGCAGTTTATGCTAAGAATTTTTTCCAACCTTAATATTTATGCTCGGCTGATTTACGCTGTTGCCGTGATATTTCCCTTCCTCTCGAAGTGGACAGGTATTGATCCGATAAAGGGAATATTTTGGCCATATTCACATTCGTTTGCTGCGCTTGCAGGATTTATCGCACCTTTCGCCGTGATGGGCCTTTGGGGAGGTCAATCAAAGAAACGCATAGGTGCGGCCATCAAAAAAATGGTTGTCCTAGCCCTTGTTTGTGGTCTTGCGATTCTCTTCTTTCACGTTCTCGTTCCCGAGAACTGGAGCCCATCGGACGTTGCCATGCGAGCTACTTGGACCATCGTCGCAGCAGCTTATATTCTTGAGATATTCGCCGTTGTTGCAATATTGGTTTTAGCGTCGTTGCCGTCGCGGCACCCGCGACCCAACGCTTCGCAACCAAGCCGCCGCAGCCCATGATCACCGAAACCGCTTCGGCGAGCCCTTTCGAGTGCGACCAGGGCAAGTTTGAGCGGATGCAGATATTCACCGTGGCGGAGTTACTGAAGGGGGCAAAGCCAAAGCTCCCTTTGGTGGACCAGTCGGTGGCGTTCAAGAGAGCCAAGAGGGAAGGTTCGGACCCGGCCGCACAGGGAAACCTGCTTTAAGAGAGAATGGCTAGTGCTGCGGGAATGGGAAATGGGGGGCAGCACGATGGAGCAACTGCTAAGGCTCAAATACGTCGGCGCTGACGCAGATCGCAGCGAGATGGAGGCCTACGAAGTGGCCGACGCCATTCGAGGCTTCAGCGACTTCACAAGGATGATCGGCTTGGCGCTCTATGGCAAAGAAGCTGAGATCCAGACTAAGGTGCGAGGCTTCGCCGCCGAATCACTCGATATCGACCTTTGGTATCGAATTCTTGGTCCTGACACCGTTCCATTTATTATCTCGGTTTTCGGCACGCCGGCCGACTTCATACGCATCCTCAAAGAGTGCTTCGACCTGATAAAGCACCTTGGCGGTGATCCCCCCAAGTCTGTTCGACATGTTGAAGGTCACGGCGTGTGTGTGGAGAACAACCATGGCGTGATCAATCAGTTTAGCGATATCACAGTCAATATCATCCGCAACGAGAAGACGGGCCGTGCCGCCCGCGCTTTTGTCGCTAAGCCATTGGAGAAGTCGGCCAATCAGCTTGAGGTGATCGCTAACGACAACGTTGTGGCTTCGGCGTCGAAAGAGGATGCCAAGGCTTTCGTCCCAATTGACGCCAGCGATGTGCTTACTGAATACGTCTCAGAAGTGCATCTCATAATCCAAACCGTCGCATTTGACGGCAAGACCCGGTGGAAATTTAGCGATGGGCGGGGCACGTTCACCGCGCAAATCGACGATGAGGATTTTCTCGCTCGTGTCGAATCGGGAGAGGAGCGATTCGGCCGTGGCGATGAGCTAGTCGTCAGACTTCGCGCGACGCAAAAGCGCGTGAACGGAAAACTACATGCCGACTATGTGATCGAGCGTGTGCTAGATCATGTCAAATATACTGCCGTGCAGGGTCAGATGATTTAGTGATCGCAACACCAGGGCAGACGGTAGTAGCACTGGGCAGATGACCGACATACCGTTTCGCGCAATGCACTGATCATGTCCTGGCAATCGAGGGACCAATGAGCCGCAGTCACGTTCCCTACATTTTGGAAGCCAGAGGCAGACGACGGCACAACCATCGCAGCATGGCCAGGATGCAAATAGTTCTAACCAAGGCTGCATATAAACAGGCGGATTGGGCGAATTCCGTCGTGCTGCGATATTTTCCGATAGCAATCGTGACGACCATCGAGGTCTTTGTTCGCTTAACGATGCAAGCGCTAATCGACCGCGGCCCTCCATTCCTGGACAGGGCGGCCGATCTCGCGAAGCACGTCAAGTTTGATTTCAGAACGATTTCCGCGCTTCACGGGAAGGAAGTATCTCTAGGAGAGATCATAAGCCACTTTGTCCCGCTGAATGACCTTGCTTCCATCAACAGCGCACTCACGACATTACTTGGAGCCGATTTCCTCAAGTCCATCGGACAGACACGAGACAGTTTCAGCGTGCGGGTCAAGGGCGAAACGGACGCTCCGCCCATAATCGATGATCTGGATGCCGTCTGCCGCAGCATCCAGAAGGTAATGGAAACACGCCACATAATTGTTCACGAGTTGCCGCGCGACATTGAACTGTCCCCGGAGGATGTTCAAACCTATTTGGACCACGCGGAGTTGTTCCTTCAGGCCGCAGACGAATTCATATGGGAAGTGATCGAGCCCAATGCACCACTCACGCAGGCGGACATGAACGCGGCAGCACATGAGGAGTTTTTGAAAGCCGATCGTGAGCGCGTGTCTTTGTTGGAAAAGTTGAGCAAGAGAGGCGACAAGCAGCGTCAGGGGTATCTGGAGGAGTCACAGGCAGCTTGGGAGAAATTCAGGGACAGCTATGCTCTATTCGAGGCCGACTTCAGCAGGGGCGGCTCGATACAGCCCATGGAGCATGAACTGTCCCGTGCCCAAATTACCGACTCCTTGAACGAGGAATTGAAGAGGTTGCTAGGGTATGAGACCAGCGTTACGGAGCGCTGATCACTGCGCCTCTTGGAGCGAAAGCCCCGCCACGCAGGGCGGGGCTTCTCACCGCAAGCCTATGCCTGCCGGTCGCTAGGCGCCGCTGATAATCAAACTCGCCCCGACCGCACTCGACACCGCGACGATCTCCCCGAGCGTCGGATGATTGCCACGATGGGCGATGGTGGCGCCCATGTCGGTTGTCGTTTCGATGTTCATTTCGCCGATCACGTCGGCTGCCTGTGCGTTTGTTAGCTCGGTGATTCGCATTGTCCTGGTCCTCTCTGTTGAATGCGCCCGGGGCTCGGGGGCATTCAGACTGTTATAGTGGGGGCAGGACTTAGATTTTCGGTTCGGGCGAAAGTTTATTTTTCAACGTGCCTCTAGGAACGCCGCGCGCTGATCCCCATAGAGCTTCTGCGCCCGTGCATTGAGCGGCCGGGTGCAGGCAATGAGCTTGCCGGCAAGCTCGCGGTAATTTCTGGTCATCGACTTCACGGAATAGGCCGTCCAGCCCGGCTTGAGCCGCTCTGCCCGCAGGACGCGGTTCTTGAAGTTGTCGGGAACCTCGCCCGCTGCGCCTTTCAAGGCGCCTTCAATGGTGTGTTTCCCCGCGGCTTCAATTGCACCATGAAGATGAAAATGACGGCCCGGAGACGCCTCGACCAAGATCCAAAAATCGGGGACATGGCCTAGGGTGTGTCTCAGGTGCCGAGAGATGCGACGACGCATGAAGTCGGCCGGGCCTTTGGGATCGTGGCGGGCTTGGTCGCAGACATCGTGGGAGGCGTTGAGCGTGAAGGCGAAGCCGCCCGCTCCCTCTAAGATTGCCTGCTCCCACAGGGCGAGCTTTCCAGGGACGGGTACGGCACGCCAGCGGGTGCGGATGCGAGGGAGCCTTGTCTTTGGGTTGGCTATGGGGGAGTCGGTAGGTTCGGGGGGTGAAGTGGGGTCAGAATTGGGGCTTGGTATAAGAGCACTAAAGTCCTGGTCAGATTGCGAGGCCGAAAGATGATGCGATGCTGTTGAAGGACATGGGTTTACTGCGTTCTCACGGTCGCAGTCAGATGTTCCCTTATGGTCATGGGCGGATGTTCCCTTTTGGCTGGTCAACAGTTTCTCAATCTGCGGTGTCAGCGCCGAGTCGCTGTCGTCGGCGAGAAGTTCTTCGATCGTCCGAGTCTCTTGGGTGCAGCCCCGATAATCGGCACCGTCGAGAACCTGGAGCCGCCCTTCCCGCTGCATGGCGCCTAGGATGGCCCGTGCATCGGCGAGGGTGCGCGGGCGTGCGTCGGTAGCCGCCGGCATCGACTCGCTTACGGGTGACGCCCCGGTGGCGTCCCGGCCGCGTTCGGCGTCAATGTCGTTGTCGCCGTCCAACGCGGAATCGAGCAAGCGCCTCAATTCATCATCGGTGTAGTCGCCGGCACGGGTGGGAGTCATGGCACGTGTTACGCCTCGATAGGGGTGAGATGGGCAGGACGATATAGGGCGACGTTTGGGCGCGTGTAGAGGCAGTCGGAGAAATGAGCGCGATCAAATTCCGGGAGGGGTAGCCGCGGCCCGGCAACAGCGCCGGGCCAAGAGGGGGTGGGTGTCCCCGCTGCCGCCCTTGCCGCCGTTGTCGAGGATCAGGCAGCGCGATCGAGCACCCGCTTGACCTGCATCGCCTGCCACTCGCCACCCCGCGGCGTCTTAATCCCCCGTGCGTTCAACGCCGCTGCGATCTCGCGCAACGTCGCCACGCCTGCCGCCTGTATCTGTCGGATCACCGGAACGGCGTTCTCAGCAAACCGCGCCGCGCTGGCAGCGCGTGCCTTGCGTGACTTCGCTTGCGCGACAGGGAGGTTGGTCGGATTGCCGAGTCGCTTACCACGGGCCTTGGCAGCGGCAAGGGCGGCCCGCGTGCGGGCGGAGATGAGGGCGCGTTCCTTCTGTCCTAGTGCCGCATAGATATGCAGCATGAACGGATCAACGTCCGCGCCTAGCTCAGCCACGATGAACGGGACTCGCTTTGCCATCAAACCAGAGATAAAGGCAACGTCCCTCGATAGCCGATCGAGCTTCGCGACCAAGACCGGGCAGCGAAGGCGTCGGGCGACGCTGAGGGCTTCCGCCAGCATGGGGCGACGGTCTTCGGCGTCATGCCCCTTGCCCGTCTCTACCTCGACCAGCTCAGTCACGATCTCAAAGCTGTTGTCGGCTGCGAACTTGGCATTGGCCGATCGCTGCGCCTCGATACCGAGCCCGGACCGGCCCTGTTGCTGCGACGACACCCGGAGATAGCTGACGATCGGACGCATCATGTTGCCCCTGTGAATGCTGTAACAGTTATATACGACCGTTTGCAGAAGTTACAAGGGATGAAATGAACCTATTCCTCGTCTATCAACGCCGACGTGTGGGCATCCATGAAGCGATGATCAGACTTCCTCACGTCGCGGCTCTTGACGGCCAAGCCAAGGTTGATCAGCACGCCCTTGAGCACCGTGGCGTTGCGACGATAGTTGTCCTCGTCCATTTGCTCGCCAGCCACTAGGGCGCATTCGTCGCGCTCGCACAACAGTGCCAGCGTTGCGGCCCGCCGTAGCAGCATCGTCTCGGACGCGGACAGGTCTGCACCAAGTTGCAGGGCTAGGTCGTTAAACAGGGTGCGGTAGTGGCGGGCGAGGGTTGATCGGCCGTCTACCTTGTCGGCCTCAAGGAACAACTCGCCGGCCCCTGCGACCGGGGGCGCGTTCCTGTCGGTCTTAGTGAGTTTAGTTGCCATGGTTACATTTCCTAACTGAGCGCGCCCTTATTGGAGGCCGGTCCATTTTCCCGCCGTGCACCCCCTGTCGCTGTGTGCGGCGATCTCCTGCCTTCGTTTACCTGATCCCTTGCTGGCCATTCCGTGTCCATTGACACGCCTGCGTCGCCCATCGCGATCGTTGCGCATCCTTGGAATGGGCTTGCCGTTCTTGATCAATTCGAGTGCGCTGGCGCGAATTTGATCAGGTTCTAAGCCGGCCATCGTGCAAACGTCCCGGAAGTCCCGACTATTGTTCTCAAACCACGCGATGGCATCGGACTGTGTAACTTTTCGCGCGGCGTCGCTGCCTTCCTTGATGGTTCCCATCGCTTCCAAAACAGCGTTGTAAATCGTCGCGACCCACAGCCGTTGTTCATCCGATAGCGACTGTTCTTCGGGCGGGACGTGCGGAACTTGCCGGTGCGTTCTTGCCCTTGGCGCGCTGCCTTGCGCGCTGGCCCGGAGTGACGGTTTCGGCGGGCGGGTCATTGCCCCACCTCTCGCAGGACGACACGGCAGCGACAGGAGATTTCGAGGGGCGGATACATCGTCGCCCCCAACGGTGTCTTGAAGGGCTGATCGATGGCGACACCGTTCGGGTTCATGCCAGGGACCGCACGGTGACTGTGGCGGACTCGTTCATCGCCGGCCGTCACCCAAAATCGACGGGCTGTTTGCCGGTCAATGACACCCCGGCGAGCCGCCTGTTCCCATGCTTCCTGTTGGCCCGCGTTGGCGAACCGCGTTGCTTCTGTTCCCGCGATGGCGAGTGCCCGATGGCGCAACAGCGCCTTGCGTTGGCTCTCGGCAATATCATCGATCGACTCGGGCGATAGCTGGCCGGTTGCGATTGCCTTGCGGACGATCGCGCGTTGACTGGCCGAAAGATTGCGGATCACGTCGGGGCGCAGGATGGTGTTAGGGTCGCCTAGGGCGGTCGTGCGCGTGCGGCTGGCATCGCCCACAGTCAGACGGCGGGCAAAGACGGGGAAGCGCCGGGCGGCTTCCTCAAGCGCATTCCGAAGGGTGTTGACGCTGTGGGCTTGGCCGGGTGTAAGGCCGATAGCCTCCCGGACCTGTCTTGCGATGGTGGCGGGGTTGATCGTGCCCCTTGTCGCGTGTGCCAGGGTGTCACGGACAGCCTTCGCGCTTTCGCTGGCGATGGTCTGAATTAGCGTCAGCCGCAGACGTTCTAGCGTGACGTTGGCCGCGTCTTGATCGAACAGGTAGGTAAGAGCAATCGCCGTCTCGGTTCCGGCGTCGAGAAAGAGAATCACTGTCGCATCGTTGAAGCCGTCGCGATCGGCCGCGAGCGCCGCCACAAGAGCCGGGAAGTCGTCGCCCTCTATGCCCAGTGCCCTTAGCGCGTCGTCTGCGTGCCCGGTGCGGATGGCGTCGGCTAGGGCTTCCTCGTCGGCGCTGCCCCGCGTGCGGGCGACAGCAGCTAGGAAGGCGTCGCGAAGAACAGGCTCGAGACGGTCGGCAATCTGTCTGACGGCATCGGCCACGGCATCACGCGATTAGAGAGGTGGTGTTGCTGCCGGCCGCTTTCATGAAGGGCGCTATCAGCGACCGCACGATATGCGGAAGATTGTCGGGCGCCGAAGAGTCGTAACTGGCCTGCGACTCACCAACTGCCTCAGAGCGCAAGCGGAAAAGCCAACGTCGAATGACTTCGTCTGTCATGTCGTGCTTGAGCAAGAACAGCGCCAGCTCGGTCGTGGCGAGCGAGACGTTTGTCGGGATGGTATCGGATGCGACCGGGCGGCCTTCGGCATCGCAGACGCCCGCGCGAGGCCATGCGAGAGGTTGCGCGGTGCTTGTGATCCGGCCAGTGTAGGACTCGCGATTGAGAATTTGGGTCGCGGTCTTTAGCGCACGCTCTTTGCGATCGAGAACACGAGGATCAACCTCAACGTACTCCGTCTCTCCGACGGAGTTCTGACCGCCATCAATCGGCCCATGATCCGGCCACGCATCCGCATGAATGCGAGCCGCCATGTACGCATCGGCGTCATCTATCGAGACGAAGCTGTCGGTTCCAACGGTGATCGTCATGATTCAATCCTAAGCAAGAGAACTACCGGCCGCGTCCTGAGTGAGGGCCGCCGGCTGTCGCGGTTCTTGGTGCTGCGACACTCACGACTCGTCGCATCTGCATTTTGCGAGGGAAAGAAGCCGAACCCTTGCCCACAGCAGCCGTGGAGATGAGTGCATCCGCCATGACGCGGCGCGTGGTGATAGTCATGGCGGACTCGTGCACTCGTTGCGCGCCGCGGGTATTCACTAGGACGGCGTGAGAACGCCCTTGAGACGTGCAGCCGTGCGGGGGTGCTTCAGGGCAAGCCCCGAATACCACTCGATACGAGTGCGCTTGGCCGGCTTCGCCTCGATCTCGCCAAGGTCGCGAACATCGATCGGCTCGGTCTGGATTCCGTGGAAGGTGTCCGCACCGACGCGGACGGCATAAATGCTGCCCGTTGCGTTGCTGCTTCCCTGGGTTTCATCGAAACCGAGTATCGCGGTGCCGCTGGCGTCGTCTTCCACTATGCCGATCGGCACGCCCGCATAGGCGTCAACTTCGCGGCCGAAGAAGTCGCGCGTGATCGTCAACGTCGTGCTGTTGCGGGCCAGAGCGCGGACCTTGCGGCGCATCGCCTTGTTCATGAGCAACACGCTCGGAGAGCCGATCACCGCGTCAACCAGCTTGTCGAGCATATCCAAGTCAAGCTGTGCGCCATTGGTGCCGGCAGAAATGACCTGGTTGCCGACGAGGCGCTTGTTGAGGCCGTCGAATTCAAGGGCGTCAACGGCCGTGTCGCCGTCGAAGAACGTCTTTAGCCACTTGAGAGTCGCGGCCTTTGACTTCATGGCGTCATGCACGGCGCGGGAGTCATTGTCGCCCGTGCCCATCTTGATCTGCGCCACGTCATAGTCACTGTCGCCGCCAAGGATGGTCAGTGACTCGGTGACCGGGTTAACGACGCCCGTTGACTCGGTATAGCCGGTATTGAAGTCGCGGAACGCGATCCCCGGCAGCGTGGTTTCGCGGTTGTACTTATAGGCGTTGCCGGCGATGTTGATGAACGGCAGCCGTTCCAACACCGGGTTTTCTGACGCGAAGATTTCCACGACGCCGCTCGTAAGCGGAGTCGGGTTAAGCTTGGCCCATTCGGTAATCGTCAACATGATCTGTTAGTCCTTTCGTGACTTGCGTTACTTGGAGTAGCCCCGAGCCATGCGAGCGATCGGAGGCAAATCCGAAAGGTCGGGTGTCTTGGGTGTGATGGTCGGCTTTGTGCCGTCCGTGGCTGGCACAACCGGCTTCGCAAAGACTCCGGTTTTCTGTGCCTCAAGAAACCATTTCATCTTCGCGCCGGCGTCTAAGTCGGCGGGAATGAGCGGTTTCAAGTTCTCGGGAATTGTCGCCAGCATCGCGTCGGCGATCGAAGTCAGTCCTTCAACCGTCTGGCGCAGCTTGGCGACTTCGGCCGCGTCAACTGTGGCAGCCGTGGTTGTGTCGGGTGTCGTGATTTGGTCGGTCATGGTTCGCTCTACAGGGCTAGGGTGATTTGGTCGGCCTCAGCCTTGCGGCGAAGCAACTCTGCCAGGGCATCCTGGCGAGACTCGAAGCCGTCTGGGTTCTCCGCCATAAGCGCGTCAACGGGACTCCACATGCCGAGCTCGAAACGACGGCGGTAGTTTTCGAGCCGCTCGGACTCGCTGAGGTTGTCGGACAGTTCCGCGAAATCGAGAGTAACCGTCGCGTCGTCCGGGATCGTTCCCGGCGCGTGGGTGTTGACGACAACTCTCAGCACGTCAAACAGCCGTGTCTCATAGCTGCGCCACAGCGCAACGTCGTCCTGGCGCGCTTCCTTCAAATCGATCTGTTCGACATGCTTCGCGGCGCCGGACTCTGATTTCCGATCAAGATCGAACACGTCGGCCGACAGATCGTTTGTCGCCGCAACTTGCCGCATGACAAACTGGATAGCTTCAAGAATGTCGCGGATCGGCGCGTTGGGCGCCGCGAAGCCAAACTGCCCGCCTTGGGGGAGTGTGACTGCTCGGTCGGGACCGACCTGCAACGCCTCGCCTGCCGGGATCCCGGTCGCCCATGCCTGCCCGTGCGCCTGCAACTCGACGGCGCGCCAGAGGTTTGAAAGGGCAACGTTGATCGCCTCTTGCGCCTCGATTAGGTCCTCACCACCGGGGAGAAAGAAGCAATCATCTGGGTAACTGTCGAAAAGCGGAATGAACGGCAAAACGCCATACGGGTTGACGCCGTTCGGGTTCCCGTCAACCTGGATAGGGTGCCCGCGATAGTCGCGGCGCGTGTAACTGGTGGCCGTCCAGTCGGAATAGCTCGTCTCCGCTTCCTTGGCACCCTTGTGGGTGACGATGGCACGGGTCGGGGTTTCCGGATCGCCATAGAGAACGTCCAGAATGTTCGGAGTGACGACGGCCAGCGATAGCCGATCATTGCGCCAACCGAGTTGAAGCATGGTCGTCTTCAACAGCTTTGTGAGCCGGCAAGCTCGCTTCATAACCACGTCGGCATTTGCCGCACGGTAAAGAGCCTCGCCGGTCGCCTGATCCAGCCCGTTGAACTTGCGACGTGGGGCGACGCGATAGAGGTTCGCTCTTTTGTTGGTGATCTTCTTAACAACGTTGACCTGAAAGATTCGGAACGTCTCAGGCTTCGACCAACGCCGCGAGATCAATTCAAGCGTCTTGTCGCTCTGTTGATCCGCGTAGTAACGAAGCCATTTCTCCGCGCGTTGCTTGCGGGCTGTTGATCCCTTCGCAAGAGTGATCATCGGGTCAATGCTGTGAAGTCGTCCGAACATCATCTGTAACTTTCGTATTCAATGGCGCGGCATGGTGTGTGCGCCGACGTTCTTCAACTTCGTCGCGAGGAAGTCCGGCAGCGGCAGTGCAGAAATTTCATTTCTGCCGCGATAGGATTTGTAGAGCGAGAATGCGGCCTGGAATGAGCGGCACGACTCCGCGCAAGGCGGAACGATGTCGCCACCGTTCAAGAGGCAATGCGCCACGGCCGGGCCGCTGCCATAGCAGTGAATGCCCGAAATCTCGTAAGGGTTTAGCTCCAGCTCCCGGAGCGAGTAGACGGACCACGCGAGACTGTAGACATGATCATCATGCGCGCCCTTCGCCGCCTCGAACCGGGGCACGGCAGCGCCGTTAGTCCCGCTCGGCATGATGCGGTACTCGAAATTCGCCATCTCCGATAGCAGCGACTCGAACGTCGGGTGGACGTGAAGCCTGCCCTCAGCCGCCGCGTTGTAGAGCGCCGTGAAAGCGGTGGCTTGTCGCTCCGCTGTAGGATGAACTAGCTCATGGTCAAAATCTTGATCGGCGCACCAAGCGGCAATGTCCTGGCTGTTGTAATTCTCTAGCGCCGCGCGGGCCATGCCGAAGTCGCGGCGATAGCGCGTGAGGGCGCCCTTGATGCCCGCGCCGCTCGAAAACCGGATACGATCGCTGGCGAGAACGTAGATATGCTCATCATCGCCAACCATCGTCTTGACGATGCAGGTCGCAACCGTGGCGTCGCCATGCAGACTGAAACCAAAAGCACGATCAAGCCCGGCGCCGATAGCGCAGGCTGCCCCGCCCGTGATTGAGCCAACGTCGAGCCGGTAGCTTCCGCGGCAGCGATCAATGACCGCAGGCGGAAACAGCGCCGACACGCCCGAAGTCCACACATTCAAATGCTGCATGGCGAATTCGGCCGGCAGCATCTGCGCGGCGCGGCTGCGGAGCTTCTTCGCGTCAATCCAACGTGGCGAGTTCGCAACCGCGTCTTCAAGATCGCGATAGCTGACATGCGAGAAGAACAAACTTGGGTCGTCGCCGCGCTCGGCAAGCTGATACAGGGCGAATAGGGGAGAGCTACGCGGGCCAACAGTGGAGTCCACAAGGACTAGGCCATCGTCGGAGTCGATCGTGCACGATGCGAGCGCCTGATACACGGCATCGCTTTTCGCGGCGTGCATCTCGGAAACTTGCGCGATGTTGACTTTCTTACCGAACAGCGCCGCCGGGTTTGCGGAGAACCCCTGTATGATACTGCCGGCCGCCTCATACTCAATTTTGTCGAGGCCGATCGTGATCGCCCCGGACTTGATCAGGTTGGCCGTGTACTCAGTCTGTTGAAGGATTGTGCGAACGAGTCGGAACGCCGTATCGGTCGTCTGTTTTTCCGAGTTCGCGACGATCGCGACGTTTTGAGTTTTCGCTGTTAGAAAGCGATGCACGATGATCAAGGCCGATATCAGCGTCTTGCCGTGCCGGCGGGGCCAACACCAAATGAGAGTCGAGTAACCGCCGTCTAGTGCCTTAGCGATCTCGCGGCGCTCGCGCTCGCAAGGCTCGTAAACCTCGAAACCGCCCCTGGCGGAAGGCACCATTGGGCCGATATCTGCCAGCCAGCGGAAGAAGCCGGCCGAACCGCCGCGCCACTTCCCTAGAGACGGCTTCGCCTTGGTAGTCATTGGGCGGAGCGCCCATGGCGACGCGACGCTACAAAGAGTTCAAAGGCGCGCCACAAATCTTCCGCGACGCCAGCGTGATAGGCCGCGGTGGACGGGTCGCCACCCATCCGCGCGGCGTGCTCGCGACTGTCCTCGCGCTCTATCATCGCGCGCATGGTCCGCGCCATCGGACCGGCTTGCCGTTCCAGGTCGCGCCAATTGTGATCAGCGGCGCGACTTACTGCGGCATCAAACAAGGCGTCGTCAGCTTGCGGGTTTGGCAC